CCTACAAGTGTGCCTGCTAAAGTAACTGCGCCTGTTGTTGCTGTTGAAGGCGTAAGCCCAGTTGTGCCAGCATTAAACGATGTTACACCACCTGTAGACGCGGCCCATACAGCAGTACCGCCGCTAACAGTCAATACATAAGTATCTGCGCCAATAGCCAATCTTGTTGCGCTATTAGTACCATTACCAATAATCAAGTCACCTGTTGTTGTTATGGGTGATAAAGCATTGAACGCAGCAGACTTAGTTGTCTGCCCTGTACCGCCATTTGCAATTGCTATAGCTGTTCCATTCCATACACCAGTTGCAATTGTTCCAACGCTTGTTAAACTGGATGACACAACAGTGCTATTTAATGTTGTACCTGTTAATGTTCCAGCAGCTGCAGTTACTGTGCCAGATGCGCCTAGAGAAATAGACGTGCCGTTGATAGTAGTAGATGAATTTGCTAGCTGCGCATTGCTAATTGTACCAACCAAATTTGCTGTGGTGTAGCCTGTAGTGTTTGTTAGCACACCACTTGTTGGCGTACCAAGCAAAGGCGTTACAAACGTAGGTGATGTAGCTAACGCTACAACTGAGCCTGTTCCCGTGGTAGTATAAGACGTACCCCAAGCAGTTCCAGTTGAGTTAGCTATTCCTGCGCCTGGGTAGACTTGTGGGGCGGCAGTTGCACTAATTGTGATTGCTGCTGACCCGTTGTAAGTTGTGCCTGAACTAAAGGTAATATTTGTACCTTGCGTCAAATTAGCTAAATTACCGCCAAGTGAAACGCCACTTATGGTTGAATTGGTTAAAGCTGCATTACCAATGTTGCTTAAAGTATTGGTTGAGCCGCTAATTGATTTATTTGTGAGTGTGTCAGTTGTTGCTCTACCAACTAAAGTATCAGTGCTTGTAGGTAAAGTTAAAGTCCCTGTATTCGATATAGTCGAAATAATAGGGCTTGTTAGTGTCTTGTTTGTAAGTGTATCAGTTGTTGCTCTGCCTACTAAAGTGTCTGTGCTTGTAGGTAAAGTTAATGTACCTGTATTTGTAATGGTTGAAATGACTGGGCTTGTAAGCGTCTTATTTGTTAGCGTTTGCGTGCCGGTAAGCGTAGCAACTGTAGAGTCAATTGCAACTGTTACTGCAGCTGAGCCATTGTAGCTTGTCCCACTTAACCCTGTGCCAATGGTTAATGCATTGGGATTTACTGCAGTAATTGTAGTAGACCCGCCTAAGCTAACTGTATTTCCATTGACTGTAATTGTGCTATTAGCTAATTGCGCGTTTGATATAGTACCACTTAACGCAGTTGTAGGTATAGTAGTTGAGGCTGTCATAGGACTTGTCCCATTGCCATACACATAACCTGTTAACGTACTTGCGCCTGTTCCACCATATGCTGCTTGAATAACAGAAGCATTCCAAGTCCCTGTGGTTACAGTGCCTAGAGTTGTGATACTAGTTGTACCCGTAATAGAAGCCAATACAGTAACTATGTTACTAGTATTTTTATAAAATAACTTACCGTCAGTAGTGTTAAGCGCAAGCTCACCTAAGGCAAGATTTCCTGCTATAGGCGCAGTGCTAGCTGTCGTCCCATAGTATATTTGTATAGGGGTAAATCCTGATTGTGCCATGTCAACCTCTATTCATTAACCAAGCCATTATAAGGTATTCCTGGGCCACTTAGATTATCTAAATTAGCATCAGGGCGAGGAAATCTAAGTGAAATCTTTTCAGACTGTCTAGCCGGCAATCTATAAGGGTCAAACTGATCAGAGCAACCATCACCACATACTCTAATACCGGGTATATTACCATCAGGGCGAATGTCTGAGTATGCAACCTTACGCTTACAGCGATCACAAATTGCAATGCTTAATACAGTATTTCCAAGAGTATCAAGAAACAAGCTCATCTTGTGTAATAACTAATATTAGGCGCAAAATAGATTGGGGACTTATCCCTCTCTTCTTGTTCTGCCTGAAACCAATACTTTTCGCCCTGTTGTTCGCAGTACGTAATACGATCTGGTGCAACACCGGGAAGTTCCATTGCCATTTGATGCGCAAGCATATTCTGAATGGCCAAATACCATCTCTGGGGTATTTCTATAGAACCTGAGAGAGAACCTACATCTTGCACTTGTCTATGCAACCAGAGCTCAAGCTGAGGTTGTATGCTATTAGGTACAGGCCATAACTCCATATTAGGCTGAGGTATTGTGCGATTAAACCAGTATTGGAGAGGCCTGTATGATGTGAATGATCTATTAGGCAAGCTAGAATAATCATCACGATTCATTCTAGCCATGTTGATAGACATAGGCATAGTACCAAAAACAACTTGATACACGCCCATATTTACGCCTGCAGACTGCTTAATTCTCCAGTATTGCTGTGTTTGGGATGTAGGCAAGTCATAGTAAACCCAGTCATTTACTACCCAAGTTACTGCGCCAGGTGATTGTAATGTGGTCCAAGTTGTGCCGTCTGACGAACATTGTAAGTCTATAGTGACAGAGCCGGCAACTGCAGGTAGAATACCTATAGTAGTAATGAAAACAGGCCCGTCTGAGCCGTTATTAATGCCAATGTACCCAGTGTTGGTAGTCAACTGGCAAATACTGGTTCCAACGCCATCAAACGCATTTGCAACTGTGCCTGAAGAACTATTTGCGCCTGTTGTAATAATTGTTAAAGTGCGATAATTCGCATTTAAAACATCTACAGTACCTACTGGTAGATAGTAAAAGTTCTTATCTGGTATAAGACCTACAATAACTTTGTTAATGCACCAATACTGTATGCCTTGATTGGCCAAATTAGATAAAAGATAGTACAAACTTTGCTTAGAAGCGGCAACTTGCTCATCAGTAAGCTCTTCAGCCAGTTTTCCAGCACGTCGAGCTCCACTATCTATGAGATTTTGGACTGTAATAACGGTCTGGCCAACTGTACCGCTTGTGCTCATTTACCATCCTTTAATGTCATGCTTTTTTACTTGTCCACCTGTAGCGCAATGCCATCGACTTAACGATGCAGCTTTACGTGTTGGGCGGCCTTTATCGTCTTTCATAGGCCCGGGCATTCCACTCATTCTAGCACAAAAACTATCGTGGCGTGGTCCCTTTGCTTGTGGAGCCTTAAGGTGACTACCCGTTGCATTATTAAATTTATCTCGACCTTTTTGAGTCAACCCAGCACCCTGGCTTGTAGGTAACTTCTCACCTCGGCTTACAGAAAGCCTAGGATCTCCACCTTTTGACATCTTTGTAGTTGCAGCTGAGGCTTTAAAATCAGCAGCAGTTGGCGCACCTTTAGACCCAGGCTTACGCATACGCTCGCCAGAGCCATGTTTAATGCGCTCTTGCTTTGCATGAATGTTATCCCACAGCCCAACTTTGCCACCATCTTTTTTAGCAGATTTTTTCATTGCATACGCAATGGCCACAGCTTGCTTTTGCGGCTTACCTGCACTAATCTCAGCTTTAATATTTTTACTAAAGGCTTCTTTAGATTTAGACTTGATAAGTGGCATGATTACACCGTTGGGTTAACGTAATGTTTTTGCATTTCAAGAATAACCGTGTATGAATCTCCTGCACTACCATCTAAAGTAGTAAAAGAAATTGACCCTGTTTTGCCCGTACCTGAATTGTTTGTCAATCCACCAAAACTTGAATAATCTTGCGTGTACGCATTATTTTGTGGAATAGTCTCAATGACTACAGGTGCTGTTGCAACCCAGTTCATCTGAACCTCAAGTCCATGCGTCATTGCAGTTACTTTAAGAATGCTTACGGCATCACAAGCACCACCTGCATTAGACGCAAGTAAGTTTGCAGGATTTACTTTAACAACAGCAGACTCGTTCTCAGTTGCAGTCATTGTTGCATAAAATTTCATAATAGCGATTCTCTCGCCATCAAATATTGTTTGAGATGTAGCTGTAATTGCCATAATAGTTCCTTAAAAAGTAAGGGCCGAAGCCCCTACTAATTTAGCAGTTTTGCATTTTCTTCATAGAAGTGTAACCACCTTCATTTTTGCAAGTCATAGCAACGTGGCCGCCTTCTTTGTACCCAGCTGGGCGTTGTTTAATTTCACCAGTCTTACCTTTTACAGTAGGCATTTTAGAGCCATCATTCATCTTACTTAAGAATGCATTAGCCTTAATTGACCCACCGCCTTTATAGCCTTTACCTTCAACGCCACCTGTTTTGGTGTTAAAAGACTTAGTTTGCTTTGCGCCAACTACTTTATCTTTAACATCAATCTTAGGCTTCATTGCAGATCTTGCTTGAAACGCGTCGCCTTTAGCAGCTAAAGCTTGCCCACCTTTTTTGTAGCCTGGGCCTTCAACGGCGCCAGTCATTCTACTGCCCATTGGGCGCGTAGCTTCAATGCCACCTGCCAAGCCGCCCATAACATTAGGACCTGCTTTAGGCGCCATGCCACGCATTTTAGAAGACATACCACCTGCACGTAGTTTAAGGTCAGTGCCTTTACCACCTTTGTGCTCTTGCTTATCGTGCTGCTTAAAAGCTTTTTTGATCATAGCTTTGTCTTGCGCCATGTCAGCTTTACCGCCTTCAGCTTTACCGCCTTTTTTCATCATTCTGCCATTAGGCATCATGTGCATTGCACCGCCCATCATCATGCCACCTTTTTTCATACCACGGCCGACTTCGTCGGCTGAAGGCTCAGTGGTCATCATCTTTGGTTCACGCTTAAATGAAGTTGCCATGTTGGCCTCCTATTATGATACTAAGTTTTGGTTAACACCAAGAGCGCCAACGCGAGTAGCATTGGGACCAACTGCAATTCCAGGGCATAAAATACCCATTACTGTACGAACAATACCATCCGATGCAGTGGCAGGGGCGTATGTACCGCGAACATCACCAGTGGTGGTAGTTGCAGTTGCAGTATCTGCGGCAACAAAACTACCACCATCTTGCGCAAGTGTGTCATTGCTCTTAACGCTTGCAATATATGCTACGTTAAACACGCGAACTGGAAGACCTAATTTATCACTTGTACCTACCACAACAGCAGTTGCAGAACCGGAGATTGTTACGCCTGAGATTTGAAAGAATGCTT